TCCTGCCGCTGTTAACTGAAGACCTGTGAGATATTCTTGTAGTTCTTCTCTTGCTACAGCAGATTGCGGGTAGTCACACTTCTTTAGAAAGTCAAAGGGGTATCCACGGTCTTGTGCAAATTTCGCAAGGTAGTCGGCAAGTCCTGCATAGAGCCGCTTGTCGTGGGTATTGAAAAGACGAATATTGCCATCCCACATCTTGTTTCGATATGCTGGCATGAACTGATATCCAGGAACCTTGAATGTAAAGAAGTCCGAGATCTCTTGCGACACAGATCGTTCGCATTCGACCTTGAGAAATACTGCATCCTGTTGGGTGGCTATAATATCATTCATCTCATCCATATTTATGGATTGAGAATCGTCTGAAATATTACAGTCTTCCCACGGATATAGGTTCATACTCCACCCAGGAACTTCTTCCAGTCAATAGCATTGCGAATAAGCCACCCACGATTGGCAATAGCCTTTACGGTTGACTCAATGTAGTCTACACGCTCTTCTTGTAACTGAATTCTTCCCTTGAGACGGTTCATGTCTTTATCGCCTTCAAGGTACATATCGACATCGTTCTTCAGAACACGGAGTTGGAATGGCTCCCACCCACGCTCTTTGAGAGTAGTCTCGTCTAGTTTTCCTGTGTAGTATTCATATTTGATACGAGTCAATTCTCCCATGTCATTGCGGAGTTTCTTTAGCATCAGTTTCTCTGAATAGAGGTGCTTTAGATACTTGTTATGCAACTGTGGGATGCGTAGAGACTCGGTATCAAGTTGAGTTTCGTCAAAGGACAGGTCTTTTTCGATTTGTTCTTGTAGTTCTTCAAAAGTCATAGTGTAAGGATTGTATCACGGATTCAGTTGTAATCAATCGAGAGATTCAATATTTACGGTTTTATATGCAAAATTACAGGACACCATCATTGGATCTATCTCGGTCATACCGGAATTAAATTCAAAAGACATGAGACTTGTAGGGTAACATCGGCTAAATGTAAACTTTTTCTTTAATTTCTTTGCGTTGCTGTATATTAGCACAATTATTTCTGAATAAAGATCGGCTGCTGTAACTCCTCCTTCGTTTTCGGAATTTGGTGTTATTGTAGTCATCCAATCGTAAATTTCTTTCCAGTTATCCATGTTTTCGTCTATGGTGAAATTTACGACAATTTGATCGGATATATCAAGGGCGGATGGTATTGATGTTCTTGGAAATCCAGCAAAGCCAACATCCATAGAGTTGATGTTTATCGAAGGTATGCTTACAGTTTGTATGAAATGTGTAATCTTTGGTAGTCTGGGAATTACCACTCTAAAAGAAGTAGGACTAAGGTAGTTTGGTGTTGAAAAATATTTATTCGGTCCTCTTGTTAGAGGAGCATAGTCAGAAAAATCAGTGTATGTTGGTTCAGCCATAGGATTCTCCCATTGTATGTATCCAAAAGAAAGCAGGGGAGGTTTCCCTCCCCTGCCTCTACAAGACCTTAGAATCTACTCTTCTCTACCTAGATCAGTTGGTGAAACCGTGTAGGTTTGTTACTTGGAAGATGCGGTAGTAGGAGTTTGTACGAGCCTCTACACCGTTTGTATAGTTTAGAACAGATGTGGAGGTTGTAGCAAACGGATTTGCTGCAATACCGTAACGAGTCTTGAAGCCGATCTTTGGCTGGAAGGTCGTTGGGTCGATTGCACGAACCATTTGTAGTGGAACATATGGGCAGTAGAAGAAGCCTGCATCATATTGTGAGGTTCCCTTATAACCTACTACACAGAAGTCGGTTCCTGCTGGTGCATATGGGTCGATATAGACCTTAAAGCGACCGATTGTTCCGATGAATGTGGTTCCTGTATCGTCTACATCCTTGCCGAATGCGCCTGACTGATTGGACTCAAGGAGTCCTGTCATAGAGAGGGCAGCAGCAACATCGGAAGAGCAGATAAGAACATTGCCCTTGCCACGACGAGTTTCCTTTGCGATAACATTGGCTTCACGCTCAATCTGGAAGAACAGACCACGGAAGCGTTCTGCACTCCAACGACCGTCTGATTCGGTCTGAATATCGAATGCACCACTTGTTGCCATGCCCTGATTAGTAAGAGCACCAAGTTTGGCAATCTGATAGATTGTACGAACAACTTCACGATTGATTTCAGAAAGAACTTCGTTCGTGAGGATGTTTGCCAACTCTGTTTCAACATCAAGTCCGTGAACAGCCTTGAGGTCTTGGGCGATTTCAGAAGAGTACGATGCCTGTAGTGCACGGGAACGAGCAACAACAGATGTACGCTCAATTGAGAAGCCCATCTCTGCAAAGCCATTTCCACTTCTAGCATCTTCCATATACTGCGTAGTGGAAGCGATACCAGAGTATGCACTTATGCCCGTTACACCGTCTGTATCATTTACAAGTAAATTGAGTGCAATCTGTGCACTGGTGAAGTTTTGAGGGACTCCTGTACCGGATGTCCAACCGAATCCGTAAGTACCACCGAAGCCAGGACCTGTACCTGAGTAGTGGGTCAGAGGTTCATCCAAGCCCATTGCTTCTGTTTGTGAAGTGCTTGGGTTGCTTCCTGTGTTGTTGTAACGGCTCTTCATGCAGAAGATAAGGCCAGTTGGGGCTGTCATTGGCTGAACGCCGCAGACATCATATGCAATGAGATTTGGCATTGCACGACGAACGAGTGAGATCATCACTGGATCGAATGCTGCAAGTGCTCCGTTGCCGCTTGGATTTGCAAGGTTGTTTACGCCACCAAGTACTGCATTGTATGGTGCAGCCTCGTTGAGTGCGTTTTGCTGATTCTCAAGCATGAGGGCAGTAACGCTCTTGCGGTAGGGATCTTTGATTGCACCAAGTTCGGAATGCTCAAGAATTGGCTTCCACTTCTTTAGTGCTTGTTCTGTTAAGAATGCTGTCGTGTCCATTTTCTCTTTCTCCTTTGAAGATTGTAGATTCTTTGGTATGTAGTTTTTTTATATCTTTGACTTACTTGTTGCGGCGAACCATTGCTTTTAGATAAGCAGCAACATCCGATGTGCTCTCTGTGAGAACTTCTGCTTCTGTTGTCTCTTCAACCTGTACTGTTGATACAGGAGAAGATGTCTTGCTCAAGTAGTTTTCACGGAGAATTCCTATTTTTGTCTGGAACTCATCGTTTGATGAGTATTCCATATTCTCTGCAAGATTACGAAGACGCTCTACTTGTGTATCCGAGAGTCCTTCTGTGGTTGTTGCAAAGATTTCTGCTCTCTTGTACTTGTTGAGTTCTTCTGAAAGATTCATTGTCTTTTGAATCTGACGGTTCAACTGCTCTGTGACCTTTTGAAGATTTGACGCAGTTTCGTCTAGAAGATCAGTTTGACCTTCTGGAACTTCAATGTTGTGTTCTACGAAAAGATTCTTTAGACCAGAGATAAATGACTCTGCGATATCTGTACGAATACCACGCTCAACTGCAAGTTTATTCTCTTCCATCCATTCAGAGATAACATAGTTGAGATAGGAGTCAACCTTTTCTGTAAGGTCGTTGGTAATAGATTCAACTTCAGACTCTAGAAGTTCTGTGAACTTTGCGGCAAGTTTTTCTTCCACAAGAGAAACACGAGAATTTACTGCTGCTTCAAAGAGAGTACTAGCCTTCAATTTGAAATCTTCTGATAGTTCTTGTCCAGAGAAAAGAGCGTCCATAGACTCTTTCATCGAGTCCTCTTCATCTTCCATTTCCTCTTCGTCTTCCATTTCCTCTTCGTCTTCCATTTCCTCTTCGGTCATTTTAGACTTGGAATAGCCCTCTTCCATTTCCTCTGTGTCGTCTTCAGACTCGTCAGATTCCATGTCGTATTCATCTTGCATTTGTCCACGCTGTGCCTTGGAAAGAGACTTCATGGTTTTTGTTTCTTCCATCTTGTGCTTTCCACAAGTTTCGCACATCTCTTCTTCTTCCATTTCTTCATACTTTTTTGGATTCTTTGCCATTGGTAATGCTCCCGTGCTTTCTAAGGTTTCATTGCTTTCATATATATAATCTCACAGTTTTGACAGAAAATCTCTGAAAACTGTGAGAGCGTTCTCTTCAAGTTTACGGGAAGATGACGCTTTTATTACTTTTTTGTACTCTGCTATGATTTGTTCTTTAATGATGCCGTTTTCCCATACCCACTGCTTGCCTTCCATGATGCCGTTTACAAAAGCATTTGGTGCAGAAGGATCTGCAACAATATCAACAGTTGAGAGCATAAAATCATCTTGAACATAGTTTACGCCGTTCTTTTCTTGCAAAGAACCCATGCCTCTGCTTGATACTCCAAGACGGCATCCTTCATCCAATAGCGATTTGGCGATTTTACCCATCTCTGTATTTGTAAGAATTTTAGCCTTACCGTATACCTCTTTACCCTCCACACGCAAATCTTTGATAAGATGTGATACTCTTTCAAGATTTACTGTTGGTCCTTCTGGATGTCCCAATTCTCCCATCGCTCTATTCTTTTTGACAAATTCTTCATTATAACGCTTCACTTCATTTGAAAGAATCTCTTGAGGGTATACTCTACCGTTTCTATTTTTTACTTCAGACTGCATGAATATGCCTTCAATGAAGTACTGCTTTTCTCCTTTTTCGGATGCCTCCGTTAAGAAGTTGATTGTATCGTGGTTCGTTTCGATAATAAGAAACATTATTCTTCCTTTTTGTCTTTATTGTAAAGAGAATCTCTTATCTCTGACTCTCTTTGTGATATAGCATCTGATACTTTTTGAGCCAAAATCACATGAAGATTCTCTTTAGCCTGAACTGCGTTATCTTCGGAAGCATTCTTTAAAAAATCAACAATATGAGTATTCATTTATTTCTCCTTGAATTATGTATAAAAGGTTAACTTTCTCTATTCTTTTCTAATACTGATTTGAGAACTGCTTTTGCCACAGGAGAAACCCTGTTTTTATTTGAATTTACAGCAGACTCCGTTATTAGAACTGGATTTTCTGCCTTGACACCAAACGCTTCATTGTAGTAATCAATCATGTCTTCTATATCTTCTTTAGAAGGAACAGATTTCTCTGTTGTTTCTTCCTCTTCTGTTTCTTCTTCTGTTCCACCAGATATTGTCGAATCCAGGTCTGCCATAAGAGCGTCTATATCTTCCATCGACTCACCTTCAGGTGCTTCTTCTGATTCTAGTCCTTCTAGAGGACTTGGTTGTTCAGGTGGAATCGGGCTTGGAGCACCCTCCAGAGGCTGTCCATCGGGTCCAATAGGCATTCCTGCCTGTTCTGGTGATATCTGTTGTTCTGACGCTTCACGGTCGATTTCTTTCTTCATATCTTCAATTGCATCTTCAGACATTTGGAGAATATTCTTCTTCACCCAGTGTTGAGAGAAGAATCTACCAATATAAGGTTCAACTTCTCTGAGAGTTCCTAGACGAGCAAGTTTCATTTCGTTTTCTTTCAACTCTGCGAAATACTGGTCTGTGGCATAATCAAAAGAGAAATCATATGAAAATTCTTCCCATTCTTCTTTATTGATAATATTTTTCGATATCAATTGAACACGCAAAATCTGTAGAAATAGTTCAGAGAACTTCGCCTGTAATCTGCTGATAAATTTCGCAAACCGAACTTCATCACGGGAAATTTCAGAAGCCTTACCCATATTGAAGCCTGTGTCTTCTTTAAATCTTGATGGAGGAACATGAAGAGATGAGTAGAGTTTCTTCTGGAAGAATTCTACATCTTGCATCTCTCCAAGATTCTGACCGCCAGGTAGAGTTTGTATTTCTGTTCCTTTACCGCCTTCACGACGAGGCATCCAGAAGTCTTCAAGCATTGACATATGTCGTTTTTCGTCACGCAATTCTCCTGTTGTTGTGTCGTATACAAGTTTATTCTTGTATCTCTGCATGATCTCACGGAGATATTGCTCTGACTTGTTCTTGGGCAAAGAACCAACATCAATATAGAATATACGACGCTCTGGTGCACGGGATATTCTGTAGATTACTACGGCATCTTCAAGCATTCTTAATTGGTTTAAAGGCTTGATTGCCTTGTGGAGATAGCCTAATACCTTTTTAGTACTAGGATCTATGAATCCTGAATTGATATAGGCAATAGAGTCAGGAGAAAGGATTATACCTTCAGTGCTATAGCGATAATTGATTGTGTCTTTGCCATTTCCTATGTAATCTTCGGCAGTATACAGATAGTATTCCTGAATCTTTTTGATAAACTTGATTCCATTTTCGTTTATTTCACGCTCAAGATTTCTTATTTTCTGTATCTTTGTAGAATCGACAATTCGCAATTCGGCTATTCCTTCTTTTTGATTCTTCTCGTTCATAAGAATCTGTAGATATAGCCTTCCGTCAATGTACCATCTTCGGAACAGTTCATTTCCTCTAGTATTAAACTTGAGAAGACGCATTACTTTTTCAAATTCTGCGTGTATCTTTTTCTTTACAGGAGCAGGAATTTTAACCTTGTCTAGATTTAAACTGACTGGTTCTATTCTTTCGTTCAGTACTATTGCTTGATTTATGATATCGTCTATAGCATTCTGTACTTCTGCGTGTTCCGCCATTTGCCTATATCGCATAATGAGTTCTGCATCAGAACGATAGGCAATATCATAGTTTATTAGTTGAACACCGAATCCATATCCACCAACAAAATCAACAACAGAAGCACCGTCTTCGAGATCTGGAGGAATAAACGATTTGACAGGT